TCACTGCCAGCAGCGGCGCAAATGTCGCTAAGCTGCTTGGCGGGGAGAACTGAACCGTTTCGGCTTCGTCCTATGGACGTTGCTCGATGGATTAGTTCTTCCATGGTGGAGACGCACCCGGTAAATCTGGGTGAGTTTCGCAAAGTGTGACGATATGGCTACGGATCCATGAGCTCTGTTAGGAGCCTAGGTGAAAAGCCTGATCGCATTCTCGCACGCCGTCCTCCAAGATCTGGGGGACAGATGCAGTGTCAGCACCAGTCGTGACGCTAAAACTGTCACGGCTCGCACAGAACATGAGGGGCTATCCTTCTTAGGGATATCCCTTGCGAAATTCGGAAAGGACCTCCAAAAAGGTCTTGACCGTGGTTTCGTAGCTCACGATGATTTCGCTGGTTTCCAGCGGAATCAGGGTCTCCCCCGTTTTCTCGGAGGTTTCCTTGAGCTTGTGTTCGTGCGCGAGACTGGTTTGCTGCGCGATGAACCCAGCATTGAAGCCATCAAAGCCCTGCATCAATTTACATCGATGTGGGCTAAGATTGAGATCCCTTGCAGTGATGCACGGACCTCGGCAGCTTTCGCTGGATTTGTTGCGTGTGAGCAGGATTTGCGCGCCTCAGATGCGGCATTGTCAGCTGAAGATAAAGCTGATTTTGTCCGTATCGGTAGGATGCTGTTTCGAGGTTTGTTCACGGAACTAGATCGTCAGATCTGGAACTATGAGCTTACTCCGAAGCATGGGCCCGGCGCGACAGCCGAAAGGTTGTCTGCCAACTCCAAATACTCGCTTAGCGAGTGGACGGAGAGGCTGGATCGAGTGTTCCCTTTGGGGGACTTCCTCTTTCCCAATCCTGGGTGGTATCATTCCATGCAGGACGTGCAGATTCTCGAACCCGGGGAGGAACGGCCCGTTAGGGTCATTACCGTCCCCAAGACGCTCAAGACACCTCGTATTATCGCTATCGAGCCGACCTGTATGCAATATGCACAACAGGCTTTGCTTGAAGCGATAACGGAATACATTCACAGGGATGATCTCCTGCGTTGTATTCTCGGTTGGTTGGATCGGGGTCCTAATATGGATCTCGCCAAACAAGGAAGCCTTGATGGCTCCCTCGCAACACTCGATCTGAGTGAGGCGTCCGATCGTGTCTCGAATCAGCATGTACGCGCTCTACTTGAGCCGTGGCCTCATTTATTTGAGGCCGTCGACGCTTGTAGGTCGCGAAAGGCTGATGTCCAAGGCCATGGTGAAATTCGCCTGGCCAAGTTCGCATCTATGGGTTCAGCGCTAACTTTTGCCATGGAGGGTATTGTTTTTACTACCCTAGTTTTCCTTGGCATTGAGCGAGCGCTCAGCACAACCATGACCCCGGCCCGTGTTAATGGGTACCGGAATCGGGTGCGCGTGTTCGGTGACGATATTATCGTCCCCGTGCATATGACGCAGGCCGTGATCGAGACGCTAGAGACCTTCGGTCTCAAAGTGAATCGAGACAAGTCTTTCTGGACAGGAAAGTTCAGAGAGTCTTGCGGTGGGGATTACTATGACGGACACGATGTTTCACTCGTTCGTGTTCGTCAGGTCTTTCCCACCTCGCGGCAACAGCACATCAAGGAGCTTGTTGCTACTGTGGCCCTGAGAAATCACCTCTTTGATAGAGGCATGGACCGTTCAGTAGCGTACCTCGACGG